TATAATGACCCTAGAGGAATTACAAGAATTAGCTGATAAAGATATAAAATTAAATGATACTGAATTAGATTTAGAATCATTAAAAACACCTGCCATACATAATAAGTATTGCAAATTTCACAACAAGTTTAACACCCTATTAAAACAAGCGGAAGACCAATTAAGTGTCCTACGAAAAGAAAAGTGGGAATACTTTACTGGAAAAGCAGACCCTAGTGTCTATCAAGCCAAACCTTTTAATTTAAAAATATTAAGACAAGATGTTGATAAGTATATCAATGCTGATGAAGAAATAATAAAAGCTTCTCAAAAGGTTTCCTATTTAAGAACAACTGTTGATTATTTGGATAGATTAATACGACAAATTGCTAATAGAACATTTACAATTAAGAATGCTATAGACTGGCGTAAGTTCACTTCCGGCGCTATATAAAAAAATTTTATGGCTGCACCTCGTTATATTATAGTTGAAAAAAAAGACGAAGTTTATATAAAAATTGAAGCTGACGCTGACATTAGAAAAAATTTATCAGACTATTTCTCCTTTGAAGTTCCAGGTTATCGTTTCACTCCTCAATATCGCAACCGAGTTTGGGATGGAAGAATCAGATTATATTCTTACGCTACAGGACAATTATACGTTGGATTATATCCATATTTGGAACATTGGTGTAAAGAACAAAAAGTAGAAATAGTTAAAAATACAGAAATTACAACAATTAAAGAACACACAGCCGCCTCCCTAGACGGTTTAGTTAACTCTTATGACATCGCTATACCCCCTAGGAGTTATCAATTGGATGCTTTTAGATATGCAATTGAAAATGAAAGAGGACTAATTTTATCACCAACAGCGTCTGGCAAGTCTTTAATCTCATATATGCTGTGTAGATATTATCTCAACAAAATTAATAATAACATTTTAATTATTGTTCCTACAACATCATTAGTGGAACAATTATACAAAGACTTTATAGATTATGGGTTTGATAGTGAAAACAATATCAGTAGAAACTATCACGGATATGATATAGAAGAAGATAAACGTATTGTTATCTCTACTTGGCAGTCTTTATATAATTTGCCTAAAACTTTTTTCGCTCAATTCGGAGCTGTAATCGGAGATGAAGCGCACTTGTTTAAGGCGGTTTCCCTTACAAAGATAATGACCAAGTTAGTTGATTGTAAATACAGAATAGGTATGACAGGAACTTTAGATGGGACAAAGACACATAAGTTAGTATTAGAAGGGTTATTTGGAAGAGTTAATCAAGTGACTACTACAAAAGAGTTAATAGACAAAAAACAATTGTCAAATCTTAAAATCAATTGTTTAGTTTTAGGACATACAGAATTTAATAAGAAAGAAATGTTTGGAAAAAAGTACCACGAAGAATTAAATTATTTGGCTCAAAGCGAAAGTCGTAATAAATATATACAGAATCTTTGTTTAGCATTGGACGGTAACACGCTCTGCCTTTTTCAACTCGTTGAGAAACACGGAAAACAATTATACGAAATGATAGAGAAGAAATCAGAAAAAGGAAGGAATGTATTCTTCATTTATGGAGGAATAGAAGCAGATGAAAGAGAGCAGGTTAGAGCCATTACAGAAAAGTCTGACAATGCGATTATTGTCGCTAGTTATGGGACGTTCAGCACTGGTATTAATATCCGTAATTTACACAATATTATTTTTAGTAGCCCTAGTAAATCTCGTATAAGAAATCTACAAAGTATAGGTAGAGGATTAAGACTTGGTGATAATAAAACCGAGGCTACACTCTATGATATAGCTGATGATTTAACATATAGAGAAAAAAAGAATTTTACCTTACAGCACTTTGCTGAAAGAATAAATATATACAATGAAGAAGGGTTTGATTATCAAATATATAATGTCAGCCTTAAAGAATAAATTAAAGAGAGGTAACAAAATGCCAGACGTAAAACCCAAAAACGAAAAGTTAATAGTTGCTAAAATTATTAAGTTGTCAAATGGCGAAGAAATTGCGTGTTTATTTCCAGAAATAAATCTGCCTGACAAATCTCCTTTGATGAGAATTGAAAATCCATTACTGGTTAAATATGTACCAAGATATGATGAACTTGGAATAGCAGACTATATCGCCCTTGTTAAATGGGTTGGATTTACAAATGATAGTGTTGTTAGTATTCCTAAAGATAAGATACTAACAATATGCAATGCTACACCTGACTTTACAAAAAGATATTTAAAGATACTAAAAAATTCTGATAAATGGGAACAAAGATTGCCCGATTATTTAAATAGGAATATGTCTAAAAAAGAGCTAGAATCTGGCGCTGATGAGTTTGAGGATACACTTAATAAACTAAAACAATATCTGCCTGCTGGCGGGAAAAGAACTCTACACTAGGTAGCTAGGTTCCCATTGAAGGGACCCACACCCTATTATACTATTTTATTATGAAAAAGTCAATAAGTCACACCCAAAAAAAACAAGCAATTATAGCGAAAAGGCTTGCAATAGGAATCCCTATAAAGGTTGAGAATTTATCAAAAGAACTTAAATGGCTTTTGTTTAAAGAATCAAGGAACATTGACAAAACCAATAAAATGTAGTATTATAGTTATATGAAAAGAATAAGAAAAAAACCCGAACATTACGTAGATAATAAACTCTTTTTAGCAAAGATGATTGAGTATAAAAAAACGTGTAATAAAGCGGAACGAGAAAAAAAAGAAAAGCCTCCTGTTACCAATTATATAGGAAGTTGTTTTTTAAAGATTGCGAATCACTTATCCTTTAGACCAAATTTTATAAATTATACCTTTAGGGACGATATGGTTTCTGATGGTATAGAAAACTGCTTACAATATCTATCAAATTTTAATCCAAGAAAATCAAAAAATCCTTTTGCATATTTTACACAAATTATATATTATGCTTTTATTAGAAGAATACAGAAAGAAAAAAAACAAATTAATGTAAAATACAGGATGATAGAGGATGCTAATTTTGATGAAGTATCATTACAACCTGGAGAAGATAGAGAATTTAAGAATCAATTTGTAGAATTTTTGAGAAAAAATAGACCGTCAGAACCAGATAAAGAAAAACCAAAAATTAAAAGAAGAAAAAGAAGAAATCCAAAATCTGATTCGGCGTTAAGTAAATTAGTATAAGTGAAAAACATTATTAATTATTTAAAGGAATATAAGTGAAGCTTGCAATACTAAATGACAGCCATTTTGGTGTTAGGAACGATAGTGAATCATTTAGAGATTATCAATTAAAATTTTTTAACGATATTTTCTTTCCCTACCTTAAAGAACATAATATAAAAACATTAGTACATTTAGGAGATGTAGTTGATAGAAGAAAGTTTATTAACTTTGAAACAGCTACAACTTTTAAAGAACATTTTTGGGACAGATTATGGAAAGAAAAAATTGATACACATATTATTATAGGCAACCACGATACTTATTTTAAGAACACAAATAGAGTAAATGCTATTGAAAATTTATATACAAGTTTTGATGGAAACAATGAACCGTGGATTTATACAAGACCTAAAATTGTAACCCTTGATGGTATGGATATTTTGTTTATGCCTTGGATATGTGATGATACTAGGGAAGAGTCTATACACTTATTAGATACAGCACCAGTAGAAATTATAATGGGACATTTAGAAATTAAAGGTGTTGAAATGAATAATGGTATTATTAATCAATTTGGTAATGATAAAAAAGAATTTAGAAGATTTGAAAGAGTAATATCAGGACACTTTCACAAACATACCGATGATGGACAAATATATTATTGTGGATCTCAATATGAAATGACGTGGGCAGATTATAATGACCCAAAAGGTTTTCATATATTTGATACAGCAACAAGAGAGCTAACTAGAATTAAAAATCCATATACGATACATAAAAAATTAATTTATAATGATAAAGAAAAAGACTATACTAATTTTGATTTAACTCCTTATCAAAATCATTTTGTAAAATTAATAGTATTGAACAAAACGAAAGAATTTGTTTTTGATAATTTGGTTGATAGATTATATAATGAAATTAATGTTTATGATTTAACAATTATAGAGGACTATTCTGACATTAAAGCTTCCGTTAGAGAAGATATATTAGAAATGGGTGAAGATACGGTTACATTTTTAAATAATTATGTTGACCAATTAGATACAAAAATTGATAAAGGGAAGTTAAAAGAATATTTAAAATCAATTTATATAGAGGCAAGTGACCATTCAGGAAATCAATGATATATTTTAAGAAATTAAGATGGCGAAATTTTTTATCTACTGGTAATCAGTTTATAGAAGTACAAATGGACAAGTCAGCAGCCACACTTGTTATAGGTAAAAATGGATCAGGCAAATCAACATTATTGGATGCTTTATGCTTTGTTTTATTTAACAGACCTTTTAGAAGTATAAAGAAAGAACAATTGGTAAACACAATTAACAATGCTGATTGTGAAATACAATGTGAGTTTACAATTGGTAATAAAAACTATAAAATTACACGTGGAATTAAACCAAATATTTTTGATATTTATTGTGATGGAGAACTTTTAAACCAAGACGCTTCAACAATAGACTATCAAAAAACACTAGAGCAGAATATAATGAAATTAAATTA